TTCTAAGTATCTGAAAACAGAATCATCTGTAGCTTGTTTAGCAACTTGACTAAGATAGACGAAAAAAGGTGACTCCTCTGGCATAAGTTCTGCAACTCTATCAGAGAAATCATATAAACGTCTAACGTCAGGTCTTTGTCCTACACCTGCGTCCGCAGATTGTGCTGTGATTACTGATGACTTCAATGTTCCTTGATTAAAAGCCATTTTATTTACCTCTTAGTTAGTTTAGACTATACTACCGCTTTTACTAGCACTCATAACTCTACTCCAAACTTCGTCTTCTTCAGAAGGTCGAGGTTGTTCTCCACCTTGAAGGACTCCAGCTGGTTTAGGAATTGACTTTGTTTTTTTGACTGCTTCCATGTTTTCACTTGTTTTAGCACCTTTGCCCTGTCCTTCTTTCCACACTTTAATAAGTGTTTCAATAGGTAAGTTGGCTTTTGGTGTTGTAGCAAAGTGTAAAAACTGTTCTGCGTCATCTGCACCTAAGTTGTGCTTGCTAACCAATTCTGTTTTTAAGTTATTCATTGCCATTTGATTGCGTAGTTTAGCCAGTTCATTATCTACTGTTTCGTGTACAAGCTTTTTCTCATTACTTACTCTAAATTTGTAAGATTCTGAGTCAGGCTTGTAGTAGGCGTCCCAAGGGTCAAAGCTATCTGGGGTTGTACTTCCCTCTTCTTCTTTGCCCTCAACTGATTCTCCAGCAAGACTTTTTTCAATCATGTTAACTAATTCAGGTTTTTCAGTTAATACATTTCTTAACTTCATTAAATCACTACTATCACTTTTTAAAGTTTCGTGTTCCGCAACCTTTTTGTCGTACATTGATTGAAATTTTTTAGCTTCTGTTTCCCAGTCTACAGCTTCAGATGCTTCCACACCTGTTTCTGAGGTAGGTTCTTCCAATGAAATCTCTTGTTCCACTGTAGATTCTACAATTGGGTCTACTTGCTGTTCAACCTGTTGTTGTTCTTGTTCTTTTGCCATGTTTTTTCTCCTAACTCTGATTTAGTCCTAAGACTCTGAACCAGACTCGTTATTTTGTTCTTCCTCCATAGAAGCTTGCATTTGGTCAATCAGATTCCCAAGTCTCATTACCTTTTCTTTTTCCTTAACTTTGTTAGCAGAAGTAATCTCATTTAACGTAGATTTAAACTTCTCAACTTCTGTACGTTTTCTAGCAGAAACCTGCTCACGTTCAGACGTCTGTAAATCGCCACTTAGTTTTTTCACTTGATTTTCAAGTTGAGCAATATATTGTTGCATCTGTGCCATACGCCCTTTTCTTTGAAGGACACCTTCTTTGTCAAAGATTTCAGTTTTCTTTAAAACCTCGACATCATCTACCAGTCCAAGCTTATAAGCATCAAGATACATGTTGTATTCAGATACCTTGTTGCTAGGTAAAGTTGAACCTGATATAACTCGAATGTCATGTTGACCAAGCTGAATATCATTCTTTATGGTCGCTATTTCATTCGATTTATCATCGTACATTCTCATATTAACTGAAAATTCAGTAATATCGTTATTTGGTTGTACAATTCTAAATGTTTTTGCAAAGCTATAATGGTCTTTAGCCAAGTTGTAAACAACTTGACCTACCATAGTTAAGCTTGCTTCAATATCTCTTAACTTTGATTTACCTCTAGACTCTCCCATTTCTGATAAAAGCATAGTACCTCTAACAGATTCTGGAGCACCTTCTCTAAACCCTTGTAATAGTTCAGGTATACCAAAATTTAAATCTATATACTTTTCTACCCTATCGATTAAATAATAAAACTCACTTGTTAAAGGAGCTGGTTGTGGGTAATGTGGCTCACCAAACTCTGGATTATATTCGATAACCGCGTTTGGATTAGCCCAATCTTTTTCTAACTGACTAACACTATCAACACTACCCTCTGGAATTAAAAGTTTTAATCCAGCAGCAGATTGAGCGTGTGACAAGGTTAGAGAAAATAACTTATTTAAAAGTCTTTGCGAATCTTTAACCTTGTTCACATCTGATTTTGGATAGGGAGTATTAGTCCAAATGTTTGTAAATGGAACAATTGGATATATATCAGTGTTTAGAATACGCTCATAAAGAAGTGTTTCACCTATTGTGCTACATTGTGCAATTCTTGTTTGCATAATCTCTTCTATTTCTATAGTTCCTTTCTCTATAAGTTCAATTGTTTTTTCGTTTTGTATAATAAGACTATATGTGTCAGTGTCTAAAATCTTTTCACTGCCATCTAAAGTGTTAAACAATCTATAGAAAGGTACTTTAATTTTGTAAAATCTATCAAGTATTTGATATTTTTGATTTACATTATAATCTAAATCTTTTGCTTCAGCAGGAGTTAATACATTATTACTATTTTTTAAGTTAGATGTTGGATAATCTTCTCCATATAGAGAGTTTATACCTGGCTCTATATCATCAATAAATTCTTCCATCTGAGGATATAAATCTAAAACTTGCTGCCTGGTTAAAAAAGTAGACAATATAATTCCTGATGCATCATTAAAAAATCTATCTCTTGATGCTGGGTCTACATATACTCTAAAAGGGTCTACATGCGTATACTTAACTTCACCTCTTCCATAGTCAGCTTCAGGGTCTACATATACATACATATATCCCAGTCCAGTAACAGCATAATCGTGGACTACTTGTTTAAAAGTACTGTCTCCATTTGATATATCCCAGATATATTCTAAGATAGTCTTCCAAACGTTTGATAATTTATTATCAGAATCTTCTCTTGCTATAACAGAAAATTTTGCAGGTCTTGATGTAAGTAATGATTTTAATTTATCGACAGCAGCATATACTCTGTCAATTACAAAGTCTGCTTGTCCTACTGCTTGTAAAGCATCAGATTCTTCATTACTATAATGATTGCCTAAAGTAAAATCTACTGCATTTCTAGCTTCAGAGTCCCATTGTTGCCTTGCGTCTCTCCAACGCCTAAATAATTCTCTTGTAATTTGGGCTTTTGATTTGTTTTCGTCGTAATTAGCCATAAACTCCCATTTTAGTTTTTAGTCTAAAAATAAAGAATTTTATGTACTAAAGTCAAGTAAAAAATTAGATTTTTTGTCCAGTAACCCAGTTTATGACTCTTTTAGCTCTACTTTCTTCTATTTTACTTATTTTGTCTTCTAGTTTGTTTGCGTCAATTGCAGAGCTTTTTGGTGGTTTTGCTGTGGTGACAGCATACCATAGTCCGTCAAGAAGGTCATCATTTCTACCTTTTGGAAACTCAAACATTTCATCTATTAAGTTTGCGTGTTCTTTCTTAACAAACATTTTTCTTCGATTTACAATAGGACAAAGCAATGCTTCTAACCTATCTTCTTTTTTGATACCAGCAGGAGGTCTTACTCCTTGAGATAATCCTGGTGCTAGCTTTCTGTCTTTACCAACAAGTTGATTTACATAATCTTTTACCAATCCTTGAGCACCAACCTTTTCAACATTAACTCTTCTAACAGGATGATATTTTTTTGCCATATCAACAATATTTTTAGGCATATCATATAATGGAGAGTGCTCTCTATAATAATCAACAACATATACATTTCTATCACTATCTATAGCAATAACCATAATTACTTGATAGTCGCTTCTTGCATTTGCTTCATAAGCTAAATCAACTCCTATGTATACATTTACAGGTATAGCAGACTCATCTACCATCATATAATTAAATCCATTTCTTTCTACAAGATTACCTCTATAGTAGTTTATTCTGTCTATATGAAACTTAGCACTTTCTAAATCTCTAGCTTCGTTCAAGTACTCTTGTGCAAACTTATGAACCAGTCCCATTTCTGTAAACCTTCTTTTAATATCTATAAGCTTTTCTTTTGTAAAATAGCTAGGCCATAGAGGTACATCATCTACTATAGCCTTTTTATATAGTACATTCCAAGCAGATTTTCTATCTTCTTTTTGAGCTTGTAGATATCCATCGTACACTCCTTGTAGGAATGAATCGTAATGGACTATCGTACCAATAAGCCATATTGACCCTTCGTTTTCTTTGGAGTTTTCCAAAGCGGGTTCTACTGTTGACATTACCCATTCTTTAATCTCTCTTCTTCTTTCTGGTGTTTTCGTATTTAATTCTGATTCAAAGTCATCAAGAATAATATTTGTATATCTTAATCCTAACTGAGAACGACCACGCAAACGTTGTGATGTACCTTTTGCAATAATCCTATCTCCTCTAGCAGTAGTAAACTCTTTTTCTGTCCACTTACTTCCTTTTAAGTCTCCAAAGTAATATTGAAGTGCTGGATTTATATCTATATGGTTTTGTATATATTTAATATGGTCAATAGCTTGAGATTGTTCTTCAGAAACCCAAGCTATAAATTGTTTCTTCTCTGGAGGAGCAAAGTACAACTGATGAAGTAAAGCTGTTTTAGCTAAAGTTGATTTTGCGTGACCTCTAGGAAGTATAATACAAACTCTTTTTTCGTCTCCTAAAAGAATATTACTTAGCTCATATTGGTATGGAGCAGGAGTTGATTTCATAAAATCTTCTGGTAAAAACATTTGACCAAAAGTTACAATATCTTTTCTTGCCAACTCTAAAGCTTTTTCTTTAGCTGACAAGTCTGGAGGTATAATATTAAAATTATCTGGCTTCTTGGTATTCTTTTTCATATACTCTATCCATCATTACTAATGTCTTAGGTGAAAGCCAATCACCATCAGGTACTTCTGTAAACGTGCTAGAGCTTTGCCATAATAAAGGTCCAGCTACGTATATCCAGCATTTTTCTTTTTCTTTTGTTTTATCCAGGATAACGTTAGCCGTAGTCCTTATGTATAAACCATCTTTTGTTGATTCATACATATCATACATATTTAGTTCTTCTTCAGTTACATCTAATAACTCAACAACAGCTCCACTTCCTTTTTTATTTTTTATAAGAGCGGGGAAAGACTGTGTTCCTGGAAATACCAAACTAAACCCTTCTACCTTTCCAGTATCTTCAAATCCTCTTCTTAATGTACCATAAACTGCTAATCTCATGAATGACCTACCTCTCTAGGTATACCTAAGTCTGTAATACCAAAAGACGAATTGTATACCGTTAAACAATTAAAACATTTTATATGTGTGGTATCTTCCTTTTCTTTATTATATAAGAAAATTCCAGTTTTACTTAACCTGTAATAGCATATATTACAACGTTTACTTTTCGTTATCTTTTTTAACTTCTGCCAATTTTTTGTGTCTAGACCCTTGAATTGCATTTAGTTGCTCCTGTGTAAAACCTTGAAATAATGTTAAAGATTCTGTTGTCTTTTCTGTGTCCATCATTCCAGATATCTTCATTAACGTTGTTATTGCAGTGATTTTATCTCTATCTGAAGAACCTCCTTTATCTATAATATTTCTCATTTCTTCTAATAGATATTGAGGAGTAATCTCAGCATCATTCAAGTGTTTATCTATTTCTTCTCTAATCAATTTTTTTACCCTGTCGGTTTTTAAAAGTAATTTTGATTGTGACTTAGCATAGTTCTCGTTGTTGCTAGGAAAAGCTTTCATATAAGCTTCTACTACGTCATCTCCTTTTGCTACGTACTTACCAAACAAAAACTCTTTATCAGTTACATGTTTTCTATTTTTCTTTCTAACAGATGAAGATTCACCTTTTGTAGAGAACGTATGCATGTTAGTCTTCATGTCTCCTTCCATTCTAACTTTAGGACTGCAAACAAAAGAACCTATAATAGTTCTAATAAAAGTAGTTTCTTTTTTCCTATCGGGTTTTTTTAAAACACCAAGATGTAGAACTTGACATACTTGACCATCATCAGCAAGAACCCAATCACCTTTGTTTGAATGACGCCAATCAGTTACTAAAGAAACACTTTCATGATACTTTCTAAACTCATCAACGTCATCATACAAGTAATGGGTAATTCCCTTTACAATACGTTCTCTCATAATTTAACTATTTTTCCTCTTTATCGTCAACGTCTTTCTCAAGTTCGTCGATAACAAATCGAATATAGTTGTTAGCAAGGAATCTTAGTTCATTGGCTTGTTGGTCTAATCTCATCAATTGACCAGCTAATTCATTAGCTCTGTTGTACTGAGCTTGTGCCTCTTCTGTTAAATCAGAGTATAAGAACTCGATTTCCTTATCATTATTCATTATTGTTAGCTTTTCTTCTTTCTTAGCCATGTTTCCTCCTAGTTATAATGGTCTTACCATTGGTGGTGCATATTCTTCTAGTTTACGATGCAGCTTCTCTAGTATGACTACATCTGCTACATTATGGTCGTAAACGTATTTCATTGCTTTTTCATCGCCCCATCTAGCTTTTTGCCACATTTCTGGCTTTACTCTTGTTTTACCAGCAATACCAAAAAACTCTGTAGCTGCCATTAATGACGAACGATGTAGCTTTAATTTAGATTTTACTACATAATACAGGTCTTTGTGTGACTTTTGCTTGTATAGTGGGAAGAATGTTTTATGATACAATGCACGTGTTCTGATAAAAGGAATATCAAAACGAGTACCGTAATATGTAAATATTACATCATATTTGTTCATTTCTTCTACTAAAAGCTCTACAATGCGAGCATCTTGTTTATCTGACATTAGCTCTTCTTTTGTAATTTTAGCTCCAGCAACGTTTTTGTCACCTCTACCTTTAATACACCAAGACAACATAACATCGATATTAGCACTAAATCCAGTAGATTCAATATCTAGGTATCCGATAGTCATCTCATGTCCAGTTGTATATCTGGTAGGTTTTCTTAATCCTAATGATTCTATTTTACGAGATACTGCTTTATATGTTCTATTATATCCAGCAATACGTATTTCTTGATACAGAACGAATGCAGACTTAGCAGTACGTTCATACTGGTCTAAGATTCTGATTTCATCTTCTGTCCATTTTACTCCAGGCATTATTTACCCCATTTGTTTTGTTTGACTATCATTGCCATCACTGCATATACTGCAATATCTACAAAAGCATCGTCTATTGGTTCATTCTTTGCTTTCATATTGTGATTTGTTGACAAATTGATTAGTCTGTTTATCTTATCATTCATCCTTACAATTATACCAAATAAGGACTGATTGACTTCTTTTTCGTTTTTCAACATGGTACCTAATGCTATATTACCAGGACCATAATCAAATTGCTTTTCACAGAATGTTCTATACATTTTATTTAAAAGAATTTGAAATTCTTGTTCAGTTTGTGGGTATACTTCTTTTATGAAGTCTACTGCATTATTATTTTTCGGCATTTTTTGGAAAATCCTCCTTGTCTTCTACATCTTCTAATTCACGTATTAACATATCCCAATTAAGGTTTTGACGTATTTTTTCTAATTCATCTAGTTCTTGTTGTAATCTTTGCACTAATGCAGTATTACCTTGTTCTTTTGCCTTTAATATTGCTTTTTTTAGGTCTTCCATAGATAATCTCCTACTCCTAGTTGAAATAAACCGTTACTTATGGCTTCTATTTGTCTTTCATCGTGTTCTAAGCCAGTATTGTAAAATATTGCGTGTAATACTTCGTGAATCAATGTTTCTTTCTTTCTAGATTCTGCTATATCCTTATTTATTAGTATAACATTCTCTTTTACTAGATGTCTCCCATACAATTCTTTACTACCATCTTCATGTTTTAGAGGTATTTCTATAATTTTATAGTCATGACCTCCAATATTTAATTCTATCGCTTTTCCTATGTCATCCATATTAGCTTCTACCATTATAATACTCCCATATCGTTAATTGTGTATGCAAATTAGGTAAATATTCCTACACAAGTCAAATATTTTTTAAAAAAAATCGCACGACGTCTCAATGTTCTAGATTCTAATGCTCTATAAATCGATATAAATACAAAATAACTTGACTCAAGTAAAACAAACAGGGTAACTTTAACAGTCCGAAGGACGAAAAAAAACACTAATGCTCGTTGCTCTTGAATAAC